CCTCAGGATGTTATTGGCGGTCTTCAGGGTAGAGGTATTCCTACTCATATCGCAGAAGGCTTTGCAATGAACATTCAGGACGAGAGTGCCTTCAATACTTCTGTCAATGAGGCTAATCCTACTGTTCCCGGCTCTAGAGGTGGATTTGGTCTAATCCAATGGACTGGCCCTAGACGTAAGGGACTAGAGGCTTTTGCTGAGGCCCAAGGTAAACCGGCAGATGATCTAGATGTACAGCTAGACTTTCTTGTGCAAGAGCTAGGTGGAACTGAGTCTGCTGCTTGGGCTAGAATCAGTGCTGCATCTACCAAGGAAGAAGCTGCTGCTCTGATCCTTAATGAGTTCCTTCGTCCAGCAGAATCCCACAGAGCATCCAGAGAGGCTAAGTACCTTGGTGGGGCAGGTGGCTTTGAAGCTAGAAGTGGTACCACAGGAGAGCCTTCAGGAGAGGCTCCAGTGCTGTCTCTGGACTCCGGGGCATCTGAGGTACCTCAAGGTCGAGATGGTGCCTCTACGGCCCTCCCAGCGCGTCTAGAGGGCGATATAATCACCTTCGATAGTCCTGAGGTTCAACAGCTTGTAGCGCAGTCTCAGACTAACCCTGAGGAGACTGTCAAAGCGGCTAAGGAACTATTAGCAGGAAAGCCTATGGACCCTCAGGTCAAGGCATTGATTGAGGCTCTAGTTAGGATAGGGGAAAGAGCATGAACTGGAAGCGAGAGAGCACTAAGGCAGTAGCTGAGGTTTCTAAGACTGCCACTAAACTAAAGAATGTAGAACTTATCAAGAGGCATGAAGGACTGAGGCTCCAAGCTTATCTTCCTACGCCTAATGACAAGTGGACTATTGGTTATGGTCATACCAAGACTGCTCATAAGGGTATGGTAATTACTGAAGCTGAAGCAGAGAGACTGCTCTTGCAAGACTTAGCATGGGTAGAGGCTGTTATCAAGAAGCACGTCAAGGTTCCTCTGACACAGAACCAGTATGATGCTGTAGCTTCTCTTGTCTATAATATTGGTGAAGGTAACTTCTCTGGCTCTAGTGTCTGTCGTAAGCTGAATGAGAAAGACTACAAAGGGGCCGCTGATGCTTTCCTTATGTGGAACAAGCAGCGTAGTAAGAAGACTGGTCAGCTTGAAGTACTGAGAGGCTTGACTAAGCGTAGGGAGGAAGAGCGTAGTCTCTTCTTGTCTTAATGCCAGAACCACTGAAAGATGATCTGGTAAACAAACTAATGGTCGTGCCGGTCAGGCCTGTTGCTTCGAAGTAGCTGTTATTCCCGCCATACTTCGCGCCACCGCCGCCGAAATCGTGGTTGGCTGGACGCGCGTAGATCATGTAGGAGTTTGCGCTGGAAGGGTCGACCAGGACCGCCAGGCCGTCCTTGTAGACGCAGATGCCTTCATAGTTCCCGCTGACCGATGTCGAGTTGCTGTCGCTGTACTGGATCGGGCAGTCGTTGATGTCGGCTGTGCCGTCAGGTTTGACCCGCAGGACTTCGCTGCGCGTGTCGTCGGTGATCCAGTAGTGTCCGCGCCACCATTCGATGCCCTGCGCCGCGTCGGTCATGTTGCCGCTCGACAGGGTAAGGCTGATCGAGCCGTCGGCTGCGATAGCCCCGGTCGAAAGGTCCAAGGCAAACTTGCGCAGTGCGGTGAAGGTGTTCCAGTTGCAGGTCACCAGTCGCTGCAGTTCAGGGTTCCAGCAAACCCCGCTGATATCGTCCTGCGTGGCCGTGACGTTGGTCGCCGCGACCAGAGCCAAGGTGGTCCTGTCGAAGACGGCCAGGGCGCAGAGTGTGTCGCTTGGATAGTTGTTGATCGGGACAATAAGCCAGTCATTCACCACGCACAGGTCGCAGGCGTGGCCCAGCGTCGCCATGCCCAGCAGAGTTTCGACATCGCCGCTGGGGTTCGTGTTGCTGGTCAGCAGGCTTCCGCTGGCGTCATAGCGGCGCAGCACGTTGTTGTCGCTGGTGTAGACCTCACCCGATGCCTCGTGCCAGGTGATGCCCTGGTGCGGATCGGCGGCAAAGGTCATTTCCGGGTTGCCGACGTTCAGGAAGGTGACAACGTCAGTCGTGGCCGGGAAGACCCGTGTCGTCGATGCCCGATCGTCGGTGTTTTCGCCGCCGAGGAAAACGGACTTGTAGGCCGACCAGACCGCTTGGCTGCCATAGGTCGCGTCCCGCGCCTCGCGGGTCTGAGTGCTGGCCCCGAGTTCCAGAATGAAGTTGGCACCGCCCGCTGCGGTGATGCTGGGCACCTTGACCCACAGCGTCCCTGTCTGGGCAATCTTGTTTATCACCGCGATGTCGAGCGGGTATTGCGCGCCACCGGCACTGGCACGAGCGCGGATGTTGCCGCCATCTGCCCGGACGTTCGTCGAGAAACCTGATGGCATGAGGGAAAGATCGACCATCACGGGAAAATCTGTCAGGGTCGAAGCGACCTCACCCGCACCGATGGCAACAGTGAAAGACGCCAAGGGCGCGCCCCCAACCACTTCGACCTCCCCCGTGAAGCTGATCGCCAGCACGTCATTCTTCTCTGCCGCGACGGCATACCAGTAGGACAGCCCGTCAACCGCCGTGGTGTCGTCATAGGTCAGGGTATCGGCGGGCAGCGTGGCCAGGACGGCGGGCAGGGTGGTCGCATCAAAGGCGCTGGTGGCGCGGTAGATGCGAATCTCATCTTCCTGGGCCGCTCCCGAATTGGGGTCGGTCCAGGTCAAGCGGACGGTTGCCATCACAGCACCTCGAATTCAAGATCGCCGGGCGGCAGCAGCACCAGCATGGTCAGGGCCGGGCTTTGCCAGGATTCGTAGCCGTCCCGCACGGACGTGACGCGGAACCGGACCCGCACCGTGCCCGCAGGAAGGACGGTGCTGTCGTCCCAGTCATGCGTGGTGACGGCGCCCACGTTGGTGTCGGTCACGGTCGAAATGACATCGCCCGCGCCGTCCAGCGCATCGGCGCGGAACCGATAGGTCGTGCCAGCCTCGGGGCCGATGTCCAGGTCGTCGTGATCCTCGGCCACCGGGGTGGTCTGCAGCGTCCGGTCACGGTGCGCCCAGGTCAGCACGGCGTCGGCGGTGAACTGGTCCTGCGCGTAAGCACCGTTCAGCTTGAACCGGCCCGGGGGATAGGGGCGGATCGCGCGGCTGTCGAAGGTCACGGTGTCCACGGGCGCGGCCGCCAGCGACAGGATCGCGCTGGCCGTCCGGGGCAGCAACTTCACATCGACGGATTCGCCGTCAAGGTAATCGGTGTCCAGGGGCGTGCCCTGGTTGATGAACAGGACCGTGGCCCCGTTTGCGTGACGCTGCGGCACCGTGTCGACGCAGCCGCGACCGATGGTCATCAGAATCGCGCCCGCATCCTCGACCATGTCATCGACGCGCAGGATCTCGGACCCGATGACTGCCAGCTGGCCTGCCGTCACCGATGCCAGGCCGTCATTCGCCGCGATCCGGACGGTCAGGGCATCGCCTTCGCCGGCAAAATCCTCCACCGTGGTGGTGACGGGGACAAAGCCGATGGTGCCATCATCCGTCCAGCCGCCGCCGGTGTCGACACCCACGGTCGCCTCCAGATGCCGGGCGTTCGGCGCGGCGGCAGCTACCATCACGCGGCCCGTGCCGGGTTCAGTCGCCAGCGCGTCGTCTACCGCATCTTCGCCCGCGTCCAGGGCAAGGATGTAATACGGCGCTTCCTCGACCAGGCGGACCGTTGCGGGCTTGGCGCGATCATCGGTGACCACGACCGGGGGCGGGGGCAGGGTGATCCCGTCGCTCAGGTCGAAACTGTGTTCCACCACCTTCAGCCAGGCCGATGCGTCGACACCCCCGGCGTGGCGCAGCTCGGTGATCCGCACCGCCACATCTCCGACAACCGGGTTCGGCGAACTCAGCCGCATGATGGACGACAGTTCGAAATCCGCAGGCAGATAGGCCAGCGGCAGGTCCCCCGCCAGCAGCGGCGTGCCGCCAGCGGTCATGTCACGGATGCACAGCCGGTCGGCCAGGGTGGCGATGGACACGAACGGATAGCGCGCATCCTGCCCCTTGTTCGTGCGCCCCGCAGCCCGAACCGCAACCGGGTTGGAATGCGTCACCGACGCGGTCTTGCCATTGGTGCGCTCGGTGTAGATCACCGTCAGCTTGTTTGGCAGTTCCCGCTGTTTGGGGCGGCGCAGCTTCGACCAGTCCTTGACGACCGTGCCATCCAGCACCGGCAGATCGTCAAAGTCGAAATCGTCGCGGACCCGCTTGTGTTCCCACTTGCCGGTCTTGCGGCTTTTGAAGGTGACGGCGTCGCAATGCCGGTCGATCTCCATCCGGTCCTTGATGTTCGCTTCGGCCCCGCCAAAGACGACTGACAGGCCGAACCCTTCGGACAGATAGGCATCGGCGGCCACGGCAAAGCTGTCGCCGATCTCGTCCGCCGTCGCGGTCCCGCCGCGCATCGGGTCGATCAACAGGCAGCGCTGCAGATGCGCGGGGTTCAGGTCCACCCAGGCCCGGAACGCCGACAGCAGGGCGACCCGCAATTCTGCCGGGTTGGAACTCGGCACGACAGGCACGCCGTCGCGCGGGGTGTTGTCGATCTTCTCCGTCTCGGTCGTATCGGTGTCGTCGATGTTGAAGGCAAAGACCTCGACCCCGCCGATTGCGGCGATGGTGGCAGCCGCCAGTTCCGGCGTGCCGGGCACGGGCGCACCATCCGTGGTGAAGACGATGATCCGCCGCTTGCGCTGGCTGACCGCCCCACCCCCGAACAACCCGCCGATGCTGTTGGCGAAATCGCCGCGGTTGAAATCCCGCTCCAGCGCGTCGTCATCGGTGAAGAAATCGGCCGCTTGCGCCACGGCGGCGTTCCAGTCGCCCCCGGTGACCAGCGTGGTGTAATCCTCGATCCAGGATGCCACGTCCTCATAATCTTCATCGGTGCAGTCCAGTCGTTCGATGCTGGCATTGATCCCGGCAGAATAGGCGACCACCTTAAGGGAGTTCGTCTTGCCGACCATACTGCGCACAAAGGCCGCCAGGGCCGTGCCCTGCGTCGCAAGCGGCGCACCGGCCATGGACAGCGACACATCCATTGCGATGTAGATTGCGGCGGTGTTGACCACGCCTTCGACATCAACGACGCATTTGTCCGGCAGCCAGCCCTTGTGGATATCTTCGACATTGCACAGCTTGATGTCGATCGACGGCAGGCGGGCCGAATTCGCGTTGAAATAGGGGCGCTGGAACACCATCGACATCACGCCGTAAAATGCCGGGGTGAAGGCCCCGAAGATGCCTTGCAGATAGGTGTTCACCGTCTGGGTCGTCTTGCCCAGCATGACGGCGATGCGCCCGGAAAACCCGCCCTCGCGTTCATCGCCGCCAAAGGCTTCCTTGTCGTTGATGTCGATGAACCCGTCACCCTGATCGCCTTCCCAGACCACCTTGTCGGCCATGCGGATCGCCAGCACGGCGTCGGCCTTGCGGGCAGGGATCAGGTGGACGCCGTAGAAATAGCGGTTGCCGACCTTGGGCTTTTTCGGGCTACCCATTCGCGGCACCCTCGGTCGCGGTGATGCGGGCGCGGGCGATCACCTCCAGCCGGGCGATCAGGTCCAGGTGCTGGCCGGGCGCGCGCATTTCTTCCGGGGTCAAGCCTTCGGTCTTGAATCGGTTCCAGTCCAGACCGAAGCGTTCAAAGAACTTGGTGCGCATCCCGTCGCAGACATAGGCCCCGCCACCCCGATGCTTGCAATCCGCGCGAGTGATCCTGATCTCGGTCATTTCTTCTTCTGCTTTTTGTAGATTCCTTTGGACCGGAAATCCCCGGCCCAGGCCACGACCGACGCGGGCTGCCAGATGGTGCCCCCGAAATCCATGTAGCGGTCACCATCGTTCGACTGCGGAATCGCAAAGTCCTTGAACTCGGCAGCCTTCGGACCGGGCGGCGGTTTGTAAAACAGGCTGGCCGCGAACTGCAGCACCAGGCCCAGGACCAGACGCCAGAACATCAGGCGATGCTCCGGCCATCAAACGGCGTCTCGCCCCGGACCATGCCGGGGTTGCCGCCAAAGAACAGGACGTTGTCGAACCGTTCGACGCAGGTCGCGATCTTCTTGTCGCAGCCCGGCGCGATCAGCACGTCAACCGGGTCCAGCGCCACGGCGGCCGCCAGCCCAGGCACCACGCGGTCAAGGGTCAGGGCCGTGCCGACATGCGCGGCGATCAGATACTCGCGCCCGGCGTATTCCAGGATCCCCAGACGATAGGTGCCATCGGGCTGCAGCGCGGCCAGCGGCACGGTCAGCACCTTTGCCGTCACGGCGGTGACCGGCGCGGTCTGTTGCCAATCGGCCAGGTCCAGCGTGCAGCCCGTGCCGTCCGCTTCAGTGAAATAGTGGTTGTGGCGACAGTCGATGGACGCGACCTGCGCCGCACTGGCCCGGTCCATTTCCGTCAAGGCATCTTCGCAGATCAGCCGCGACAGCACCTTGCCGGGTTCGATCCCGGTCACGCGCCCGGAAAACCGCAGAACATACTCTTCGTCGGGGTCGCCCAGATAGGTCACCCAGATCGTGACGGTGATCTCCTCGGGTTCGTCCCAGGCCTGCGCCGCGACCATGGCGGGATGCGACGTGGGCAGCGACACCCAGACCTCGGACCGCGTGCTGGCCGTGGTTTCAGTGATGTCGCCCCGGTTGATCCCGGCAAAGTCGAACTGCACCCCGGTGGGGTAGGCCGCATCGGGCCGGTCTGCGCCGGACACCCAGCCCCTCACCGCACCGTTGAACGGCCAGCCGGTCAGATGGAACGTCTCGCCCGGAACCTCGATCCGGTAGACCCAGACGGCGGTCTTGCCGAAGACGCGGGCGACATAGTTTGCAAACGACATCAGGGCACCCCGACGCAAGGGGCACCCGACACCATCATCCCCGGCATGGGAAAGGTCAGGGTGATGTCATCGGTATCCAGCCGCATCCGCCGCGCGATGGACACGCGCGCGCCCGACCAGATCAGCCGCCCCGGCGCTGCCGACAGATCGCAGACCCAGTCCGCGCCGTCGACCGTCACGGCGGTGACCTTGCGATGCACCCGGGTGCCGCCATCGGCCAACGTCAGCACGCGGCCCGTCAGCAGGTCCGGCGACCAGACAGGGGCGACCAGGCGCAGGGTCAGGCTGGCGGCGGCCACGTCCCCCCGCAGGGCCAGGTCGCGGACAAAGCTGGGCAACCAGAACTCCGTCGCCCGACCGCGCAGCGCGTGCCAGAACTGCCGCCGCCGCCACAGGGCGGCCAGCCCCACGTCCGTGAAACTGATGCTCAGCCGGTGATCGACCCCGTCGCGCAGCGGCACGATGACCACGCCCCCGGGCCCTTCGTCGATGACTTGCACCGGGTGGACCATCGCCTGCTCCGTGCCCCGCGCGCTGACCGGCGCATCGTCGATCACCATCAACCCGTCGACCGTGGGCATGTCATGCGCGCCCAGATCGGTGTTGTCCTGGGTGACGAAGGTTGCGCTGCGGTCCGACAGCCCGTCGAACATCCGCGACCCGGCCAGCGGCGTGATCGCCTCGCACTGGCGCAGCGGGGCGGCCCACAGAACGGACATCGTGGTGGCGCTGTCCAGCGTGATCGTGCCCGACCCAACCGCAGAAATCCCGACCACTTCGACCGCGCCGCCTGGGCTGGCCAGGAACACCTCACCACCGGCGCGCCAATCGGCAGGACCGACCGGCAAGACGGTCGCCCCCGGCGGATAGGGCATGGCGAACTCCGTCGCTTCGCCCCAGGCAGGCACCCGGAACGGACCGGTGCGGTTGTCGTCGAACACGCCCTCAGCCTCCAGATTGTCCGCGTTGTTCAGCCGATGGGTCATCGGATAGACCGACCGCGCGTGCCGGACGGACGTCCGGCTTTCCGCCAGTTCGGCCCGCTGAATATCGGTCAGGAACGACAGGGTTTCCGAAAACGGCACAAGCGGCGCGAACCGCCACACATCGGTCATCCGGCGTATCCCAGCTTGCCGATGGCGTCCCTAAGCGCCAGTTCGCCTTCCATGGTCTGCAGCTTGTCCAGGATCAACGTGCCGTCCAGATAGACCCGGTTGATGATTTGGGTCGGTCCGCCGCCGCCTTCACTCCCACCGGCCAGCATCCGCGACGTGTCCCGTTCGTTGTAAACCCGTTCGCCGCCCTTGAAGTTGATCAGCTCCGGGCCTTCTTCACCCACCATGGCCAAACCGGCGGCGGCGCTGGCCGTGCCAGTCGCGTAGCCCGTCAGGCTGCCCAGACCCAGCCCGTCGAAGATGTTGCCGAACAACGACTTCATCGCGCTGTTGATCAGAAGCTGCGCCAGCTGCTGCAGCAGCTGCCCGACCGCCTCGCGCAGGGATGTAACGCCGGTCAGAACGTTGGTCGCGGCGGTGGCGAACATGTCGCCGACCTGCTTGCCCAGATCGCCGATCCCCTCCATCGCCCCGGCGGCGGTGTCGCTCAGCACCTTCGCGGCTTGGCCGACCAGGCCCGCGCCGGACTCGATCCCCTGGGCCATGCCCTCGGCCACGTTCACGCCATAGCCAGCGGCGACCACGGACGGCGAATTGATGCCAAGGAAATCCTTGATGCCTTGCGCGGCAGCCATACCCAGGTTCACGCCCGCGCTGTACGCCGGGCCCGTCCCGGCGTTCATGCCGCTGACCAGGCCGCCCGTGACATCTGCGCCAAGCCCGCCGCCCGCACCACCCATGGACAGCGCGTCTGAAATCGCCGTCCCGACATCGCGCGCAATCTGGATCGCGGCCTGCAGCTTGCCGACGAACGTGTCCCATTTCTGGGTGACATAGTCGATGGCGCCACCGATGGCGGACTTGACGCCTTCCCAAACCTCGGTTGCACCAGCGCGGAAGTCATTGAAGGACTGCATCAGCCCTGCAATCTTTTCCGAATAGAATTCGACGATCACCTTGCCGACATGATCGACAATAATGCCGATGTTCTCCCAGAAGCGCCGGTATTCTTCCATGCTGGGTGCATAGTTGACCCAAGCAGCCACTAGTCCGGCCACAGCTGCTGTCGCCGCGATGAACGGGATAGAAAGCGAGCTGATCGCGCCAGCCACCAGCCCAAGACCGACCAGCACTGGGCCAAGCACGATTGTCAGGCCAGCGGCCCAGGTCAGGAACTTCTGCGTGTCCGGCGACAGGTTCTGGAATGCCGCCGCGACCTCCAGCAGCCAGCCGCTCATCTCCTCCAGCACCGGGGCCAGATGGGCGGCGACGATGACGGCAAGGCCCTCTGCCGTCGTCTTCAGCTTGTCCAGGTTCTCGTTGAACCGGCCAGCGGCATCGGCGGTGTCCTGACTGATCACCAGCCCCAGCGCCGCCGCTTCGTCCATCAGCGCGGTGATGCCGTCCTTGCCCGCGTTCAGCATCGGGATCAGCTCGGCCCCGGACTTGCCGAACAGCTCCATCGCCAACGCGGTCTTTTCCGCCCCGTCCGGCATGGACTGGAACCGTTCGGCGATGTCCTTCAGCACTTCGGCCGTTGGGCGCATTTCGCCGTTGGCATCGCGGACCGACACACCCAGCGCCGCGAACTTTTGCGGCGCGTCCTTCATGCCCTTGGACAGGCGCAGCAGGCCACCCTGCAGGTCTTCAAAGCTGACGCCGGTGATCTTGGCCGCGTGCTGCAGGGCGGACAGCGCCTCGACCGGAACACCCAGCTTCTGCGCGATCTCGCCCATGTCGTCGGCGGCGTTGATCTGCCGCCGGATCGCCTCGGCCATGCCCGCCCCGACCAGCGACACCGCCCCGCCGATCAGCGCCAGCTTCTGCGCCATCTTCTGGCTCATGGCCTGAACCCGCGCAGCACCCTGCGCGAATTCAGCCGAGTCCAGGCCAAGGGTGACCCTTAGCGCCCCGACGAGAGTTTTTGCCATTCTTCCCAACTCCGTTTCGGCAGGCGCGCGGCATGGGCGCGCAGCATGGCAAGGGCGTCATCGCCCCGCACCTTGTCCGGGCCCCCGCCGATGAACTCGCGGGGGCGCGGCAGTTTCTTTGCGCGGCTAAGCGCGGCGGTGTTGTAGGAATTGTAGCGACTTGCCATCGCCTCAGCCTTCAGGCGATCCCGTGCGCCTGCCATGTGGACCATGTACAGGCGTGGGGTCAGGCCCCAGAACGCGGCAGGATCAAACCCCGCCGCGATGTAGGACTGCAGCAGCGACAGCAGGTCTAGGTCGGCTGACCTGCCGTCGCGTCGCCGTTTCCCGGCTGACCCTTGGCCTGGGGCGGCATGGCGGCGGTGATGACCGCCATCAACCCCTCCATGTCCTCGGCCAGGATGTCGCCCGCGACGTCGATGGTGGCCAGCGGATGGTGCCGCTTCAGCATCGCGTGGCAGACCTTGCGGATCAGTTTGACCGACCCGCCTTCGTCCTGCAGCGACGTCATCAGCCGGACCGGCTTCAGCCCGGTCTCTTCTTCCAGATCGGCCAGCACGTTCATGTCGAACCGCAGCGTGTAGACCTGCCCGGCAGCCTTGACGCTGCCCTCACCCAGCATCCGCGCCATCACACGCTCCCGTTGATGCGGAACCCGGCTTCGGCGGTCTGCACCCCGTTGACCGGGCTGGTGCGGCTGTACCGCTTGCAGAACCCGACATAGGTTTCCGCGACAGCGCCAGCATGGTTCGCGGTGAACTCGATCTGCACCAGCTCGCCGCTGGCCTGGATCGCGGTCAGCACGGTGTCGGTGTCGCTGCCCGCCACCCAGTTGGTCGGAATCGTGACTTCGCCGTTGTCGATCAGGCCCGCGATGAATTCCTTGGTGCGGTTCGGGCTGTCCATCGCCGTCGCTTCGTGTTCGTCGGCTTCGGCCATCGGCCATTCCACGTCCAGCACATGCTGCAGGGTCGTCCAGGTGGGGCCAGCACCAACACCGACACGGATGACCGTGCCATAGCCAATCGTTGCATCCGTCATGTCGCTCTCCAGTTCACATCGAAATCCATGCTTTGACGGAACGGTCGTTCCGCCTCGTTCGACCCGCCCTCGCGCCCGGATCGGGTCGCGGTCAGGAAGATGCCTTCAAAGAACCCGGTCGCCCCGTCGCCCCGGAACCCGTGCAGCACGGCGCGAATCTCGCGCCCCAGCGCCGCCGCCACGCCTGCCGTGTCGGCATAGGCGTCGATTTGCACCTGCACCTGTTCCAGCCCGGTCGGCCCGTCCTGCGCGATGCCCTCGCCCCCGGCGACCAAGGTCAGCACGACGCCTGGCAGGGCCACGCCTTGGGGATGCACAGCCCAGTTCACCTGAACCGCAGGCGTCAGCACAGCGCCACCGGCGGCGGCTGCCAGCAGCAGCCCGCGCAGATCATCCTCCAGTGCCATATTCTTAGCCCTTGCTCTTGCCGGACAGGCGCTTTGCACGGGCCGCTGCCCGCGCCACGACCTTGTCGATCTCAGCCCGAAGCATCGGGATAAGCGACGTGATCACGCCAGCCGACTCCTGCTTGAAGGCCGGGCGCATGTAGGGCTGCGCCGCTTGCTCCTTGGAACCGAACTCTTGGACCATGACACGGGCGTAGCGGGCGATCTTGGGAGTCGGACCCATGAAGATGGTCGCCCGTGACCCACGTTCGCCTGCGGTCAATCCACCCTTGCCTACATTTGCATCATCAGAAACCACGATGGACGTCATCAGGTCCAAGGGGGGCGTCGCGGGATCGTTCGGGGCCAAGCGTCGCGCAGTCGCAGCCATTGGCTCCATCGCCTTGATCCCGACGCGACGCAGCACCCCGGTCCCCGTCGACTTCTTCAACTCCCCAAGGCTTTTGTCGAGTTCGTCAAAACCTTCCAGCTTGATGCCGTGGAACCCGTTGTACCAACCCTTGCCGCTAAGCTTCGCCATGTCAGCCGCCCACCTTGTCGATCCGCGCCGCAGCGGTGATCTCCAGCCACTCGCGACGACCGACTTCCTTGATGCCGGTGATCTCGTATTCCCGGCCTTCGCAGACCAGCCGATCCTTGGGCGTCAGACCGGCGGCAAAGTTGGACCAGCGCACGACAAAGCGGGTGGTGACGTTGGCCTGCACCTCGGACGCACGCCAGCGTTCCCCGTCCGACAGGTCGCGCCTGGACGCCCAGACCGGCGTGCCATGGTCGGCAAAGACCGGCACCTTGGACATGCCGTCATCCACCAGGCTGGACCGGAGGAATTGCACCCGCCGATCCAGATCACCCGCTGCGGTCATGATCAGGCCGCCCCTACCTACGCCGAACGGCCGATGATCACGATCTGATAGTCCGCAGCCGCGCCGCTGGCATTGGCCACGCGCAGGATATCCGACGCACCCGCCCCGGCAGTGCCAAGACCCGCCGCGCCCGCTGCGGCGATCAGGAACATGCCGCCCGGCGGAATGACGATCTGGTCGCCAGCCGTGCCCCAGATCCCGGCAAAGGGGTTGGTCCCGCCGCCGATGGTCAGGGCCGTGGTGTTCGCCGTGCCATCCGCCGCTGCGTTGACGATGGCGATGGCGACGATCTCCGCGATGTTCAGGGTCGCGCCGAACGCATCCGCCAGCACACCGCGCAGGTCGATGTCGTCGTTCGTCGCACTGGCGACCGCGCGTTCCTCGGCATAGACCAGATCGGCCTGGTTGACCCCGGTCCCATTGGCCAGCGCCAGCGCCGCCGAAACCACAGGGGTGAACTTCTGCGACGCCAGGCCATTTGCCCCCAGCTGCGTCGCCTCGACCCGCAATTGCACCTTCGCTGTCAGCGTCATGTCCGTCCCTTTCCGATGATGTGAGTGTTTGACCCAGCGCCCGGCCTAGACCAGCCCGACGCGGTAGGGGGCGATCAGCGCCTTGACCGGCGCAGGAATGTCGTCCGTTCCGCCCTCACGGTGCTGGTACCAGTGCCCGACCAGCATCAGCGCCGCGACCTTCAGGGGCTGCGGAGCTTCCGCAAATCCGTATTCCGCGCTGACCGTCACCGCGTCGTCACGACCCGCCAGCACCTCGGGCGCGGCGAAGTCGCTGGCAAAGGTCAGATGCCCCGCCCCGTTGATCGTCCGCACCCGGTAATCCGCCGCGTCGACGGTCTGCGCATCGCCGCCCGAATCCAGATAGGACACCACCGCCGACCGCACATCCGGGAAGGGCAGGCGCATGGACTGAAGCGCATCGGTCCGGATGACCCAGGTCTGTGGCAGGATGCAGCGACCAAGCACACCGTTCCAGCCGTCCATCCAGCCGACAGCCGCCGCGATCAACCCGGTGATCAGGTTGGCATCGTCAGACGCATCAACCCGAAGATGCAGCGCAGCCTCCCCCAGCGACAGCAAAGCCGCTGGAGGGGTAACCAGTGCGGGCGTGATCATCAGCCCGCCTTGCCGTCCGACTCAGCCTTCGCCTTGCCCTTGGGTTCCGGCTTGACCTCTTCGACCTTGCCAAGGCCCTTGGCGCGCTCCAGCAACTCTCCGGTCAATTCGGTTCCGGCGACGAACTGCACGGGATAGATTTCCCCGGCAGGCACGGCCAACCAGTCCGCTTTCAACTTGAATGCCATGTGTCAGCCCCTTGCTGATATGTGAAGCGGGGGCCAGTTTCCCAGCCCCTGCTTGTCCCTCGATCCGTCCGGCTTCAGCCGGATCAGGTGGCGGCGATGTTCGCGGCGGCGTCACCCTTCGGGGCATAGCGCGGACCCTGCAGGATCCACATGCCGTTGACGATGGCGTTGGAAGCAGTCGACCCGGTGACCACCGCGCGAACATACTTCTTGTTGCCGCGATAACCGATGCTGCCGATGGCGACGCTGTCCTTGGTGTCCAGCACCACGGTCAGTTCCGTCTCCAGCCCGATCAGGTCGGCGTCGGCGACAGCGGTGAAATCGGCGTCCGCCGTGGTGTCGCTTTCCTGAATCTGCGTGGTAAACCCGGTCGCGTCCCCAGCGTCGGTGACGGCCCCGGTCTGCAAAGCGAACGTGGCGAACTGATAGTCCGTCACATCGACGATGTTGCCCTTGGACGGGGTCGCGCCCGAAAGGGTCGCGGAAATCCCGAAGGCGACGGTCGTATCCGACCGCATGTCCTTAAGATGCATGGCTTTGCTCCTTCTGCCCTGCGTTGCGTGTCTGTCGCCGTCAGGCGGCAGGAATGACAAACGCCGCCCCGGTCAGGGGCGGCGTGAAAGGTCAGGTCAGATCGTCAGATCAGCTGGCGCCGAACTTCAGGAACTTGATCGCGTCAAAGTCGGTGACGCCGCCCCCCAGCCGTTTGGTGGTGTAGAACAGGATGTGCGGCTTGGCACTGAACGGGTCGCGCAGAACGCTCAGCCCGGTCCCCTCCGCGATGGTGTAGCCCGACATGAAGTCGCCGACTGCAATCGCCATGGCGTTGGACGCGATGGCGGGCATGTCGTCGGCGGCATAGGCCGGGCGGCCCATGATGGTGCGGACCAACGTGCCGTCGCCGTTCAGCATCTCGCGCAGCAGGAACGCGCCGTCGCCGTCCTTCAGCACCGCGACGTCTGCCATGCTGCTGTTCTTCATCATCCAGGACGCATTGACCATGTACTGCGCCTGAAGGTCATAGAACAGCTTGACCAGCGCATCGGCCGCATTCGGCGACGCGGCAAAGGCCCCATCCGCCCCGGTCGCCCGGTACTGCAGCGTTTCCACCGCGCGGCTGTCATCGGCGGTCGACGCCGTCGAATAGGACAGGAACCCCTTGGGACGGTTCAGGCCCGAACCCGAAACGAAGGCGGTGGCCTCGGCCCGCGCAAAGCGGTCGGCGACGTAGCCCGTCAGCCAGCCCTCGACATCGAACGACGCGGTATCCAGCAGGCGCTGCGAAACCTTCGGCATGGCCGACAGTTCATGCAGCGCGATGCTGATCCGGTTGATGGTCGGCGTGTCGGTTTCCGTCCGGGTCTGGGTTTCGCCCGCCCAGCTGAAACCCGCATCGCCGCGCTCGACCAGGATGTCATAGCTGCCGTTGCCGTCCAGGTTCACAACCCGCGCCACCTCACGCACCGGGCTGGTGCGCCGCAGCCGCTTCTGGATTCCGGCCGCCAGTTCCGGCGGTGCCAGATAGCCCCCGTCGCCACTGACCTGCGTCGACATCGCCTTGTGTTCCGGACCGGGCTCGGCACCCTTGCGCACATAGGCGTCGAACGCCTTGGCCTCGGGGGTGTCCAGCTTGCCAGCACCCGGCGCGCCGGGACGATTGCCCTTGACCTCGACCTCGTCGATGCGGGCTTTCAGATCGGCCTGCAGCTTGTCCGACTTGGTGAACTGTTCGGCCAGATCGTCCTTCATCTTCTTCAGGGTATCCTGATCGACAAAGTCCGCCGACTTCTTGGCGATCTCTTCGGCCTTGTCCTTCGCCGCCTGTGCGACACGCTGGGTGTCGTCGAACAGCTTCTTGATCTCTTCAACGTCCGCCATGGGACTATCCTTTCATGAGTTTCACTTGGCGCATGTACCGCGCCAGGTCAGACAGATCGCCCTCGTCGCCAGCGTCCTGCATGGCCTTGATGGCTTCAAACCCGCCAGCCATCAGCTGGCGTGCGATGGAACGGGGCAGCTCAGCGTCCTGCGTAAGCCGCCGTTCCAATTCCCTGCGGCTCAGACCCTCGGTCTTGACCGCATCGACACGGGCCTTCCCGTTGGCCGGGAAGGTGACCACTGACAGCTCAACCAGCTCCACCTGCTTCAGCGTGCGGCGGGGTTCCTCGGGCTTCGTGCCGATGATGAATTCCTTGGCGCGGTAGCCGATGGACATGCCGTCCAGCACGCCCTCGCGCATTGCGCCGTAAATCTGCTTGCCGCGCTCTGTGTCCAGGTTGATCAGACGACCCGTGACCCGCAGGCCGGTGTCATCCTCTTCCATGGCTTCCCATTTTCCGATGGGCAGGGCATCCATGTCAGTCATCATCCAGCCGCCGTGTTGCACCAGCATGGGCGGCAGGGACCCAGCCTTCTTCCAGTCGCGCAGCGTGGCCTTGAACGCACCCTTGGCGACCACGTCGCCGTAGCTGTCCCA